TAGGTACAAAAAATAGGCCGGACCTGTAAAAAGGATCAAAGCGGGAAACCTCCAAACTGTCGAGAGTCTGGGACGGGCCAGGGCCTAAAGTAATACTGTTGAGATGCCTAAGGTAAATCGAAAACAGAGGGACAGACCAGAAAGCCCGATTGTAGCACCGCACGAAGGCGCTCACAGCTTGGCTAGACGATGCGAACGTAAGACACATCAAACAGTTCAGGCGAGTGCCTCTAGGGCCTTTACAGAGGGTCTTAGACGCACTTAACAACAGAGAGGGCAATCAATGCAAGACTACAAAAAGCTACACGAGATCGGCAAAAAGTTTAACGATCATAATTTTTGTGGCGTGATAGCACTATCAACCGCAATAGATATATCGTTCAAGCGAGCGAAGCGAAAGCTAGAAAAGCTCGGGCGGTTACATCGTCGGGGTACGCTGGACTCAACACTACATCGAGTAATCAGAAATCACGGTTACAAAGTGACGAAGATTAATGAGAGTGGTATTGGCACGTTATGGGGTAGAGGCCCAATCACCGCCAACCAAGCGCAAAAGAAGTACAATAAAGGCACGTACCTTGTAACGTTTCACGGTTCTATTCACCATGTTGCTTGTCTCAAAGACGGGCATTATAACGATTGGATAGACAAGGAATACCGAGGCAAAGCACCAAAGTTTCAAGTTCACGAGATATACCAAGTAACCAAACAGGAGATATAAAAAATGAAATACTATGTAAGCATGGCAACGGGATACTTTGACGATAACCCCAAAGAAAGTGAGCGGGTAGATAGTTACGAAAAAGCGCAAGACATATTCAGCGAATGGCTAGACACTGCGTTATCGTATGAGGTGGAACACTCGCCTTATATGTGGGGTGACTGGGAATATGAAAAGGCAAGAGAAGATATCGCAAGACATATGTTCATTAACGAAGAGGAGTAACAAAAAATGAAACTACATCACACAAAGTACAAGCAGAACATTATCAACTACCTACTAGAGGAGAACGAAACGACACCGCAGGAGATACTAGCAAGGTTTGAGAGTGAGTACGGATGGAACATAGAACGAAAAGGGAGGCGAGGGGCGATGGTTGAGTGGCTATCTGGTCTCGCCCTGTCAATGCCATGCTACAACGACGAAATCATAGACTTTGCCATAAAGATGGGGAGCATTGACGACAACCCAACCGAGAAACAGAAGGACAAAATCATAGAAAATTATTTTCCATTCATGGCTAATATAATTTTAACAATGGAGGTGTAATCATGAACATTGAAATAGAAGTAAAAAACCATTACGGAAATACTATGTATTATCCCGCTTGCGATAAGTCTAGTCTACTGGCTAGGCTTGCAGGCACTAAGACGCTGACACCCGAATCTATCCGTACCATTAAGGAGCTAGGCTACAACGTACAAGTTAAGCAACCAACACTGGAGGTGTAACGATGAGAAAAATATCACTACCAACACGACAAGAGATTGACTCAATCATCTGGTCAGGAGCAGACAAAACCGAGTTGTTTGGTTTTGTGTACGATGCAGTAGAAGCTCTGGAGCTAGCTCATGAGTTCTTAGATGCAGTGAAATGCTACGAGAAAGAGACATACGAGCGAGCGAGAGACGCATACGACGAACAACAAGCAGGAGTGTAATCCATGAACGACGCAACAAACAAGAACGTTAAACACATATACATAATCAAAGCCAAAACGCTCTGGGCTAAGGATGGGCAACTGGTATCAACGAATGGCAAGATAGCAGATGTCTGTAAATTCAAAACGCTTGAGGAGGCGGAGGGATTTATTAAGGGCATAGAGGAAAGATTCTATATTGTAGAACGCACAATCACCACAACAGACAAGAGACTTGATATGGTTCGAGAGGAGGATGAGTAATGCCATGGATAACTAAAGAGCGAGGGGTGTATGGTCGGCATGTGTTACGTGCTGACCTGACCGAAGCAGACATACAAGACGTAGCCGAGGGGAAGCTATCCAAAGATCAAGTGCATCGTGTGATGCGGTGGCTTGTGGATACGTGGGACTCTGAGGTAGGAATGAATCTAACGGTAGTACGAAATGCAATCAAACAAATCAGATCGGAGGGCTAGTAATGTATCACGAGGTAGACAAACAGCAGTACATTCTTTTAATCTACGGTCACGGTAAGGAAGAGGAGGTGCTAACATTCACAGATAAGGACGAGGCATACAAAGCCTTACGAGAGGCACAGGCAAGTCAGCTTGTGCCAGATGCTAAGTATAAATTAATCTGGCGCAAAACTTTTTATTCAGACTGGGAGCTAGACACGTAATGTTTATAGATGACGATGATGAATATGAAGAGGGCTTCTTACTGGAGTCCTCATACATAGTATGGGAACGTGAAGGTATAGGCACTCTGTTCTTTACTGAGAAGGAGGCAGTAAAGAGATGGAAGAAACTAACCAAGGGTATGACCAACGATGAGATCACCGAGTCAGACATAGACATACAGTCTTTAGATCAGACACAGACTAACGTGTTTTTGTTTGAATGTGAAACAGCAACAATCCAATAGGAGAAATCATGAGACATAAAATGCTAAACATTACGTACGACTGGGACACAGAGCAGGCGAGGATTAATTACAGCAGTCACTTCAAGGCATACGACCCACTAGAAATGATGGATAGTTTGCAGGATGTAATGTCTTTGCTAGAAGAAAAATATGAGGAGGCACGTAAACAATTTCGTTTGCGTTGTCTCGCCTCACATTACAACAAGAACAGAAGCAAGGAGAATGAATGATAAAATTAATTTCTAAGTTGCTATTGTATTTGTTTCTTGGTTGTAGTATATTCATGACTGGATTATTAATTTTAATGTTGTTAATCGCAGTTTACTTAGGAGCAGAATGGCTATGGGTAAACTGGATACAATTTTAAGGAGGTAACATGCAAGAGAAAAGCCCGTATGAGCAGGGACGCACTGATAGTTTCTATCGTCGTAGACCTAGAGCAACTGAACTGTATGTCAATGCCCGTGAGATAGCAGAGTACGAAGCAGGCTATGACTTCAACGATGCACATGGAGAGTACAAGGACTATGATGACTGGGATATGGAGGTAACAGAAGATGAGATGTAGATCGTGTAATAAAGTATTATCACCCTACGAGACAAGCATCAGATCGGTTGAGCATGATGAGTACACAGACATGTGTACCTCGTGTATCTCATCGCTCGATGGTGATCTAAACGTCATCGGTAACGTGTCTCTCAAGCACGACAGTGAAGCTACGAGAGATGAGTTCGATGACATCTATTTTGATATTGACTTTGACAACAACCACTAGGAGATAAACATGTACCCTGATGAATACTATGACCAAGACGGACACCAGTACTACGAACAGGTAGCAATGGAGGAGGCATACCACGAAAGTATGCTTGCTAATATCAGTGACTCGATAGAGAATAATGAATACCCTCTTGACAGAATACTAAAAGCATTAGAGCAACCTCTTATACGACGTGGCTACATGATCTTTAGTACAGAATTATCTGACAAGCTCTTGACTAACAGCTAAATCTATGCTAAAATCTATTACTTAGTTATTAAGTAGTTATTAATTATTATTATTAATTATTATTATGAGATATTAATTATGACACAAACTAAAACACATCAACCGTGTGATGATTGTGGGTCGTCAGATGCTTTGACTTACTACGAGAACTCAAGCTATTGCTTCTCGTGTCACAAGCAAACATGGTATGACGATAACAGGCAGACATCCAACATGACACTCATGACTAACGACTTATCAACACCGCCACCTGATGCCGTATCCCGTACGATAGCAAGTCGTGGTATTACTAAAGCGACGTGCGAAAGATACGGTGTCGTTGAGGACAAGCACCAGTACTGGTTTCCGTATTACAACGATGACGGTATCGTGGCATACAAACGACGTAGCAAAGCGGAGAAGAAGTTTAACATCACAGGACAGTGGCGAGATGCCAAGCTCTTTGGCCAGCAACTGTTCAACAAGGGTGGTAAGTACGTCACGCTAGTTGAGGGTGAAGCTGACTGTCTGGCTACGTTCCAAATGCTAGGGTCTAAGTACCCAGTAGTATCTATCCGCAACGGTGCAGGTTCAGCAGGCGCAGATGTCAAGGCTAACTACGAGTGGCTTGATAGCTTTGATACTATCGTCGTGTGTATGGACAACGATGACAATGGTATTGAGGCATCGCATCAGATCGCTGATGTCTTTGGATCAAAGGTCAAGGTATTCAAGCACGACCCTGAGTTCAAGGATGCGTGTGATTACCTGAGTCGTGGTGATGAGAAGCTGTACTTTGATAAGTGGTGGCAGGCAGAACGGTTTGTACCCGATGGTATCGTTGACGGGTCTACTCTATGGGATGAGGTATGTAAACCTATGGAGAAAGCACAGGTCAGCTATCCGTTTAACGGGCTTAACAAGCTGACGTATGGTATCCGTAGGGAGGAACTGGTCACCATTACCGCAGGTAGTGGGCTTGGTAAGTCACAGTTCGTACGTGAGCTAGTGTTCCATGTGCTTAACAACACCACTGATAACATTGGACTGATGTTCTTGGAAGAGTCTACGAGAAAGACAGCACTGTCAATGATGTCACTCCATGCTAACAAACCATTGCATCTACCTGATACACCACACTCTGTTGAAGAGAAGCGTGATGCGTTCGAGGCTACGCTAGGCACAGGTCGTATGTTCTTGTTCGATCACTTTGGATCAACGGACATTGATAACATCCTTAATCGTGTACGCTATCTGGCTAAGGGATTGGGTTGTAAGTACGTGTTCTTAGATCACGTCAGTATCGTAGTGTCAGCACAGTCTGATGGTATGGGTGATGAGCGTAAAGCTATTGACTCCATCATGACTAAGCTACGTATGCTAGCACAAGAGACAGGCATCTCTCTGTTCGTAGTGTCACACCTCAAGAGACCTGATGGTAAGGGACATGAGGAAGGGGCAGCTACGTCTTTGTCACAGCTACGTGGTTCTGGTTCTATCGCACAGCTATCCGACATCGTGCTTGGCTTGGAGCGTAACGGACAAGACCCTGATGTGATGGAGAGACACACCACTCATGTGCGTGTACTTAAAAACAGATTCTCTGGTCTGACTGGACCAGCTTGTCGCTTGCTTTATGACTTAGATTCTGGTAGAATGATTGAACGTAAAGACTTAGAGGAGGAAGCATTATGATTATTAAATTAAATAAAGCAGAGCAGGTACTGGCTAAGTACTTAGCACAAGCTAGGCACGACAACGCAAGAAGTAAAGGCAAGCCTAATTTAAAGATGGGAAATCAATCTGACTGGGAGACAGACCTAGAAGGAATAGGAGGAGAGCTAGCTGCTTGTAAACATTTCGGTGTGTATCCTGACACCGAGATTAATCTTACGTCTTTTCCTAAGTTTGATTTGATAACTAAAAAAGGTAATAAGATTGATGTAAAAACAACTAAGTATAAAAATGGAAAGTTGTTAGCAACTAAAAAGAAAAGACGTGGAGAATGTGATGCTTACGTCTTAGTTGTTGGAGAGTTTCCTAATTATGAATTAGTTGGATGGGCTTCTGATTCTGAGTTACTTGATCCTAAAAACATTGTAGACTTAGGACACGGTGAAGGTTATGCTTTGACTCAAGAACAGCTTAGGAGATTTAAGTGAGACAAGTTATAATAGACATTGAAACAAACATGACAGCATCCCAGATATGGTGTGCTGTTACCAAAGACTTAACAACACAGGAGGTTAACGTATGGACAGAGGCGGTACTGTTAAGAGATTACTTAACAGAAGAAAGCACTTTGATAGGACACAACATAATAGGGTTCGATGCCCCAGTACTAAAGAAAGTATGGGGTATAGACACAACGCATCATCAAGTCAGAGATACTCTTGTCATGTCAAGGTTACTGAACCCAGACCTCAAGGACGAAGCAGGCAAGCACTCTCTCAAAGCATGGGGACAAAGACTAGGAAACTACAAGGATGAGTTCACTGACTTTGATGCAGGGCTTAGTGAAGAGATGGTCAAGTATTGTAAGCAGGATGTTGAAGTCACTGCTACATTATATACACGTCTTAGTAATGATCTATTGGGCTGGGGTGAGTCAGTTGATCTTGAGCATCAGGTTGCCACGATTATCAAGGAGCAAGAAGAAGCAGGATTCAAACTTGATGTCAAGAAAACAATGGGACTTCTGGCAGACTGGAGGAAAAGACTACACCAAATTGAGGAAGAACTACAAAAAGTTTTCAGACCTATTGTAATCAAGAGGGTCAGCGAGAAAACAGGTAAGCCACTCAAGGATAAGGTAGAAGTGTTCAACCCAGGTTCACGCAAGCAAATAGCAGAACGATTGATAGCTCTTGGTTGGAAACCAACAGAACGTACAGAGAAAGGAACGGTGAAAGTTGATGAGAAAGTATTGGAAACTGTTGACTTACCTGAAGCTCGTCTCATCGAAGAATACCTACTCATACAGAAACGGGTTGCTCAAGTTGAGAAATGGATTGACCATGCGGATAACTCCGAACGGGTACACGGTAAGGTCAACACCATTGGTGCGGTCACAGGACGAATGACGCACAACAGTCCTAACATGGCACAGATACCACGAGTAGGTAGTCAGTATGGTTCTGAGTGTCGTGGTTGTTGGACAGTAGACGAAGGCAATTCACTTGTAGGTATTGATGCGTCTGGTCTTGAGCTACGTATGCTAGCACACTACATGCGTGATGATGACTACACCAAGGAAATACTTGAGGGCGACATCCATACAAAGAACATGCTAAGTGCAGGTCTTACGAACAGAGATCAGGCTAAGACTTTTATCTATGCGTTTCTGTATGGTGCTGGTCCTGCTAAGATCGGGGCTATCGTAGGTGGTGGTGAAACAGAAGGAAGAAAACTTATTGACAGCTTCCTAAGTAACACACCAGCACTGCTTAATCTTAGGAAGAAGGTAGACAAGTTAGCTAAACGTGGTTGGTTGCCTGCTTTAGACAACCGTAGGTTACACATAAGAAACGCACACGCAGCTTTGAATACTTTATTGCAGGGTGCAGGTGCTATTGTAATGAAAAAAGCATTAGTGCTATTGCATAATAAACTAAAGTATGATATAATGCATTTCTCTTTTGTTGCTAATGTTCATGACGAGTGGCAAATAGAGACTAAGAAAGAACATGCCGAATCTGTAGGCCAGCTTGGTGTACAGGCAATTCGGGATGCAGGACTCGCACTAGGGCTACGTTGTCCACTCGACGGTGAGTTTAAGATAGGTACTAATTGGGCAACAACACACTAAGGAGAAGTAAAATGCAAGACTTAAAACCGATAAAGGTAAAAGCCGATATCATGTGGGCTTTCCTTGATACACCTAACCAGATGTCCGAGAAGTATCAGGTTGATCTATGTAACCTGTCTGATGGTGCTGTGTCTGCACTAGAGGACGCAGGTATTCAAGTGAAACGGAAAGATGATAAAGGTTTCTATATCGTCGCCAAGTCTAAGAAGTATCCTATCCGCACTGAGATGTCAGATGGTTCAGGCATTGAGGGTAAGGTAGGTAACGGGTCTAAAGGAGTAGCGTGGATTAAACCATACGCTTACCAGTTCAAAGGTAAGGCAGGTGTGTCCGCAGGCATCAACAAG